CAGGTCATTGGAAGTATGAAGTTTATGAGGTAACTTGGATAGGCTCTGTTGTAGTCGCTTCAGGTACAGCTCCTGCTACAGAAATAGATATTCTTCCTGTAGATGATGACAATGGAGTGGTTCAAGGATTAGTTACAAAAGGTATTTTAAACTTAACAGAAAAAACAGGAACGGAACAAGTACAATATAATCAACACGAATCAACAGAAGGAACTAACTACGTATATTACGGACAATAAAATAAAAAATTAGACAATGGCAATAGAAAATGTACAACAACTCTTAACAGAGCAATTAGGTAAAAACAGATGTGATGTAATTACGACAACAGCAATGTCTTCAAAAGACTACTATGCAGTTCACTTTGTAACTGAAAGTGTAATAGCTTCAATAGCAGCTTCTAATATACAAACAGGAGCAGGAAGTGCAGCAGCTAGTCTTCACACTACTATGGCAGCAGGTACTACTTTGTTCTTAAATGTAACTGCAATTACCTTAACAAGTGGATTGGCTATTTGCTACTATGACCAAGTAATATAATGTTAGCACTTAAACAAGCTTTAAGTCTAGTATCATTAAAACCATTAAGCGGTTGGAGTCCTTCTAATGAAGGTTCTCTAGTTGCTTGGTATAAATACAACTCAGGAATATCTAGGGGAGTAGGAAGTGTTGTTAATAGTTGGGAAGACAGTAGTTCAAACTCTTATGATATGGAGCAAGCAACAGAAGAAAATAAACCACAACTAAATGCTACTTATAATACAGTAGACTTTGTTTCTGAAGATGTATCATTTTTACAAACCTCTGGACAGATAACTTTGCCTGGAGAATTTACAATAGCTTTTAGAATTACAGCAACAGCATTCAATAACACTATAATAGGAGATAATACAACTTCCAATGAGTACATAAAACTAACTTCAGCAACTAACATAAGATTAACAATAGACGGAAGCTCTGTTAATTTAGACAACTCAGGGGGATTTGGTACTAATAATGTTATTATAACTAGAAATAGTAGTGATGATGTTAAGATGTATGTTGATAACGTTCTTACTGATACTCAAAATTTATCAGGAACTTCTGATATTGACGCCTTAGGGGTAAGGTCTACAAACATTAACTCTTTTGATGGAAGTATTTTTGAAGTGCAAATTTATAATTCTACAAGCTCAGCATTGAATACTAACATAAACGATAGACTTTCAAACTTATAATATGAACAATTTACTTTCCATCAACTTAGGAGCTTCTACATCTCCAAAAATCCAAGAAGTTAGGGGTAGGGACTACATTGAATACTCTGATGAAGATGGACTATGGAAGAACACCTATCCTAATTTTTTAATTGACCTATATTATAATTCTAGTACACACGCAGCAATTATAAACTCTACAGCTGAAATGATTGCAGGGGAGGATTTAGTGGTTGATGAGGACGATACTAACTTAGAAGCTTTTGTTAAATTAAAGAAATTTATAAAGAGTGCGAATAGTAATGAATCTTTACATCAAGTAATTAAAAAGGTAGCCTTTGACTTTAAACTTCAAGGTGCTTATGCTTTACATATTATTTGGAATAGAGATAGAACAGAAATAGCAGAGATTTATCACGTACCTGTAGAGCGTGTAAGAGCAGGAAGACCGAACGAATTTGGAAAAGTGGATACTTACTTCATAAGTTCAGATTGGAGCAATGTAAGGTCAAATAAACCCTATCCTGTTGCAGCATTCAACACTAACGATAGAACTTCAGGAAGTCAATTAATTTATACGGGTTCTTACAGTCCTAATATGGATATATACTATACACCTGATTACTTGGCAGGAAACAATTGGGCTTTGATTGACGCAAAGATTTCTGAGTACCACCTAAACAACATAAACAACGGGTTTTCAGGAAGTTATATGTTTAGTTTTAATAATGGAATACCTTTAGAAGAAGAAAGAAATCAGATAGAAAGAGATATTACAGGGAAGCTAACTTCAGCAGCTAATGCAGGGAAGTTCTTAATGTCGTTCTCAGACGATAAGACTAGAGCTCCTGAAATACATTCATTAAACGCAGCAGACCTTTCTGAACAATACATAAATTTACAAACACTAATCGTTCAAAATATAGTTTCAGCACACAGAGTAACGTCTAAAACATTACTCGGAATAGATACTGAAAACGGATTTTCAAGCTCGGCTGATGAACTTTTGAACGCAAGTAATTTTTATCTTAACCAAGTTATTCGTCCATTCCAACTCAACATCTTAGGAACTCTAGAGAAGATATTTGCAGTAAACAATATGGAACTTCCTGTAAGTTTTGTTCAATTAAAACCGATTACGATTCAGTTTGACTCTGAAACTATAAGAGAAGTTATGACGACAGACGAAATCAGAAGTGATTTGGGATTGCCTGATTTAACACAAGAGCAAGAGGAAGAAGACTTTACTACTCAACTATCAGAAGAAAAGACTGAACTAGATTCTTTTATTGAAGAATTTGGAGAAGATATGTCAGATGAATGGGAACTTGTAGAAGAAGAAGTAGTTGATGGAGAACACCAAGACTTTGACTATGAAGAAGTATTAAACGATATAGCAGGAGAAAAGATTGAACTAGCTTCAACAGGTAGGGCAATACCTAGCCGTAAGTCAGAACAAGACGGACTATCTAAAAAGTCTTTTGATTACTTTAGAGTTCGTTATGTATATTCACAAGACAACTTCTTAACTAGTAAGACAGGAGAGAAAAGAGATTTCTGTAAGAAAATGACAGCAGCTAAAAAACTTTACAGAAAGGAAGATATTATCAATATGGGTTCTAAGGAAGTAAATAAAGGGTGGGGACCTAAAGGAAACTCGGATACTTACTCTATATGGCTTTATAAGGGTGGTGGTAATTGTCATCACTTTTGGAGTAGACGTATCTTTAAAACTACAATAGGCGATTCTAAGACTACTAAGATAGAAGATGCTGATATGATAGGTTACACAAAAGCTAAGTCAGAAGGCTTTACAGCTAAGAAGAATGATAAGCTAGTAGCAACACCACCAAAGAAAATGAAGAACAATGGATTTTTAAAACCTAGATAATTATGAGTTACGTACTATTTATATCAGAAGCTAAATTAAAGGACTCTACAGCAATAAGTCTTTCAGTAGATAATGCAATTTTACTCCCATACGTTTTGCAGAGTCAGAAACTTTATGTTAAGACTAAGCTAGGTTCAGACTTATACGAAAAATTAGAATCATTGATAACAGCAGGAACAGTAAATGATGCAGGAAATGAAGCTTATGCTACCTTGTTAAACGATTACATAGGCTCACAACTACCCAACTATGCCCTGTACCACGCCATCCCGTTTTTACGTTTCAAAATCGAGGGAGGGAACATATATTCTAAGGTTTCTGAAACGGGAACAGCATTGACTACTGAAGAAAGCCAACACCTAAGAGAGGAAGTTTTAAATACAGCACAATACTTTACAGAAAGAATGATTGACTACATCTGTAACAACTCAAGTCTTTTTCCTGAATATTCAACTTCATCAGGAGCAGACGTACAACCGAGTCATTCAGCATACTTTAATGGATTACATATATAATGAAAGTAAAGAAACACTACAAGCCAAAACAAATTAATATAACTAAACTAAAATCCTACTTGGATACAAAACCAAAAACAAATGAAAGAAGTGCAAGACACCTTACAAGTAGGGATAGCAAATAGTTTCGCAATAGTTTTTAGTATTGCACAGATTAATCAAATACTTACATTAGTAAGTTTGACATTAGCTATTTCATATACAATTTATAAGTTTATAAAATTTGAAGAATATCAAGACAGATAAAATAGAACTATTATTAGTTAGAGATACATTCTCAGAGAATAGTACATTAGGCGAACTCTTTTTAAATGGAGTAAGGATTTGCGACACCTTAGAAAACCCTTGGTTAGACAATATAAGAAACATTAGCTGCATTCCTGAAGGGGAGTATGATGTAAGACTTAGATATCCTAGAGAGTCAGGGACTAGGGATTATTTACACTTATTAGTTAAAGGTGTACCTGATAGGACTTATATTCTTTTCCATATAGGCAATAGACCAAGTGATACAAGTGGTTGTATTCTAGTCGGCTTATCTAGTTCACAAGACTTTGTTAATAACTCTAAGGACGCAATGGACTTACTTATGAAAGAAATCATTAATTTAGGCGCTACAAATATTAACTTAATAATTAAAAAAAAAGTATTATGAAAAGATTAAAAAATTGGTTTACAGGCTTATTCATTAAGCAAATTTTCACATCAAAGAAGTTCATTTATACCTTGATAGGGGTTTTAACGACACTATTAAGTAAGGAGTTTGGTTTAAATCCTGATGAAGTAAGTAAAATCTTAATGTCTATTGCGGCTTTAGTTGTTGGGCAAGGACTAAGCGACATAGCTAAGAAATAGTTTGTCTGGTAAAAGACTAAGACTTTCCTCTGAAGAAGTTGAGTTAATCAATGAAAGCAGGGGGAAGGACTTATCAAACATTAACGGCAATACTGCTTTAGATATGCACCTACAAGATAGGGGTATTGATAAGAAAGATATTGTAAGCGTTAAGCATTGGCAGAATATGGGAGGGGATTTAAGATTCTCCATAGTTACCAAAGAACAATACGGTACTGACCAAAACGATTTATTAGAAGACGTTAAGAACCTAATAGATAATCACGCACCAACTTATCCAAAAATTAAAAGAGTAAAGGGTGATAACTTATTGATAATAAACCCTGCTGATATTCATATTGGAAAACTAGCTGTTGCTTTAGAAACAGGAGAAGACTATAATACAGAGATAGCTTGCGAAAGAGTCTTAGAAGGTGTTAAAGGACTTATCAGTAAGTCGCAAGGTTTTAATATTGATAGAGTCTTATTCTGTATTGGAAACGATATACTCCATACTGATAATGTAATGTCAAGTACTACACGTGGTACATACCAAGATACAGACGGAAAATGGTGGCAGCATTATGAAATAGCTTTAAAGCTTTATGTTAAGTGTGTTGAGATACTTAGACAAGTTGCACCTGTAGACGTTGTACACTCAATGAGTAACCACGATTTTCAAAGTGGATTTCATTTAGCTCACGCTTTACAGTCTTGGTTTAGAAAAGCTGATGACGTTACTTTTGATATATCAGTAGCAAATAGAAAATACTATAAATACGGAACTAATCTTATAGGTTTAGAACACGGCGATGGTGCTAAAATGGATTTACTTCCTATGCTTATGGCTAATGAGAAACCAAAGGAATGGTCAGAAACATCTCATAGGTATTGGTATCTTCATCACGTACATCATAAAGTTAAATACAAATGGCTAGACGGAAAAGACTTCATAGGTTGTACTGTTGAATATATGCGTAGCCCTTCAGCAGCCGATAGTTGGCACGCAGGAAAAGGTTTTCTTTCAGCTCCTGCTGTGGAAGGTTTTATTCATTCCAAAGATTCAGGACAGATAGCTAGACTAGTACACTATTTCTAGTATACCGTTTGCACTCTAAGACACTTTAACCACAGTTTGATACTAATACACTAGACAGGACTTAAAACCTCTTATCTAGTGTTTTAGTATATTGTTAATAACTTTGTAAATAAACTTGTTAATAATTGTGTGAGTAACTTTAAAGGTGTACTTTTGTCAAATATTAATCAATATTATTAAAATGAAAAACTTTAAAATTACAAATCTAAAAAGCAAAGTAGTTTACTTAATGAACGAAAAGGAAAAGGTACAATTTTTCACAATGAACTCTCTAGGAAATTACAAGTGGGAATACTCAAAAAATGAAAACAGAAGTAAATTCTTTTACAATACACTTTTTACTCTTAGTTCTTTTGTTGTATTTTACATTCTACTTTTTGCAATGTGTTATACTTTTTCATTCATTGACACTTTAATATTTTAAAAATGGAATTACTAAAAACAATCAAAGTGAATGAAGTGGTAAACAATATTACTACTTCAGTATTAGATGGCACTATAAACCCTTTAGAGGCTATTGTAAGCCTTAAAAAGCTAGAAGAGATAGTAAAGCAAGCAAAGGTAAGAATAAACGAGTCAGTCATCACAGAGTCAGCTAAGTATGGAAAGACTTTTAAGTATGGCGACGCTGAAATAACGAACAAGGCTA